CCGCCTTGCGCACAAGACTTCCGGATCCCTCCGGCATAGCTGACGAGACAGGTTTCTCATTGGCGTCAACATTCCTTTCCTCCCATTGTGGAAGCGCGAAGCTTCAACTAATAGCACGGGATTACCGCGGCTTATCATAGCCTGTAATTACTCTCGTCGCTATGTGAGGGTCTAGACTCGACTAGAAAATCACCACAGCTTCGGATTTCACCTCAACACAGGACCCAGCAGGTTTGGCCCCCCCTGTGTTACCACAGGTAGCTCAAAACGTGAACTGCCGACGCTCCCTAACTTAGCGCACCAAGTGCCTAGGGATTTCATAGGATCCTTAATGAAATTCGGGAATGCTCGCATTCAAGCATGACTCCCTGTTACAACCAGCCGCTGCCTACAGACTAGACAAAACGCGGAAGACAATCAACACCTCGCAAGAGGGTCAATGGAACCGGATAGTCTTTCAAGCGGACCTTTCTTGCCTCAACCACGTGAGGACGTGTTGTCAAGAAAGGGTGGTCATCAATCCACTTGGGATTGTGCCTCAGGAAGACCTGAGGATAAAGCGATGCAACCTCAAACATCGCTTTCGGCCAAACAAAGGCCCACTTCATCCCAATCCACTCAAAACGCCTGTTGGCAGTGACGTACCCCATCTTTTTGACAGACTTCTGGTAAGCCTGTCGGTCAAGCTTCTCAGCAAGAGGTACCACCCTCCTGCCAATCCACTCTTCAGTATTGTCTCTCTGCAGTCTCGCTGCAGCCGAAGAGACAACGTCAAAAAGACGAGGAATTGGCGGCCTATCGGTGACAAACCCAATAGACCGGTCAACACCAGTCCTGAGAACAGAACAACCGCCTGTCACAGCGGAAAGTCTGAACCAACGCTTTACGGAGAGTTGCTTCCGTAGCCAGTTACTCAAGCAACCTAAGTCACTCAAGACGCCTCGTAAGCCAATCTCATGTCGAAACCGGGTTATGACACCCAACACCGATCTCTGAGAAAAACCCACGAGACTCCTGACTACCTCCGCAAGCATTCCTCCCGGTTTGTTCCTATCGGGGCGAAGAAAACCCAATGTCGCTTTAGCCACTTTGACATGGCTTAAGACGTCGTATGATTGGCTGTTCAAATCCAACCATCGTCTACTACGAATTGTTTTTTCTTCATTCACGACGAGACCATATCTCCCGGTAACAGCGCGCCATCTCTCGAAAAACGCGTCATCACCCGCAAAGATACAATCGTCGCCGTTAAATCTGCCCCGACGGACCCGACCCCCATCACGGATATCGCTGGCGATATCAAAACAGCTCTTGTTTAAAAGGCACAATAATGGGAAACTAATGAGATTTCCCATCATCGAGCCTCGCTTAATCGGATAATGAACGTTATCCAGTAAACAAGAGCTATTCTTGTAACGGAGATCTTCGAAACTCGACAGAAGAACACTCCTCTCCTCCTCCGTAAGCTCAGACGATCTTGCGATCTCGCTCACTATGACAGAGACAGCAGGAAGGTAGATGTTATCAGTGGCGGACTGGTAGTCCCCACTGATTAAAAACTCTCCCTCCCTGCGATCTCGAGCGACGACCTCAAAATCTTCCTTTTGCACATCCCCTCGGACACACCAACCGAAGCTGGTTATGTAATTGTAAAGGGCATTATGGACAGGGGTCAACACGCGCTTGACCTCTGCGGATTGCATAGTTACAACCCTAAACTTCCCCTTCGTTTTCGCAACACCCATGCGAACGGCCGACCAATCACCTGAGTAATCAGCCGGGCCGCAAGCAAGAGTGCCTCCGTCACGAACGGGAAGCTCATAACACCCCTGCTGGTCAGGGACGTATTCTCCCAGGGCTGGTTCGCCACCACCAACCCGCGCACTCTCCAACCACCGACCCCAACCGGATAAGTTTTCTCTCACTGCTCGACGCAGTTCCTCGAGATCCCCTCCGCTTGGCAACAAATGAGCTGGCACATCCTTGCCAACATGTTCCCTCCAACTCATTTTCGCTTTGCTGGACAAAGCGGGATCACATTCTTTACAAGCAACATCGAACAGTCGCTTAGTCGACTTGAACACCAGGGCAAGCCTATGTCCACGTCTGGAATGCTGGGAATGTCGTTGCAGACATTCCTTCGTCCAGTCTTCCCACGAAGTGCGCAGGGAAACACATGTTTTCCGATCCTTGGATCGGAATACGTACTCTGGAATCTTAAATTCCATAGAGAGTACAAAACATGCGTTTTTCAGCGCTTTCTCTAGTGACCTAGCTGCAGGGCAGCAGGAATAAGGGATAACTTCCGGGCGAAGCCGGCCTTCTCCCATCACAAAAGACACGTTCGTACGAGAGCGTCTCTGGTGAAGCCTATA